TAAAGAGGCAGCAATTCCCGCCTTCACCGACTTCCTCGAAGAACGCCTCGCCGCCGCCGTCGAACGCTCGAACGGCGACCGCGCGCTCCTGCTCGACGCGGTCCTCGCGGCTGGCGGCGTCAACCCCGGCCTCGTCGAATCAATGGAAGCCGGCGGTCCCTACGGCATGGGCTGGCCAGCGCCGCGCGTGGCGATGGGCCCGGTCCGCGTCATCAAGGCGGATATCGTCGGCAACGGCCACGTCCGCACGATCGTCGCGGGTGACGACGGCCGTAGTATCAAAGTGATGGCCTTCCGCTCAGCCGAGAGCGCGCTAGGTCAGGCGCTGCTGGGCGCCGCCCCCCACCGCAAGCTGTGGCTGGCCGGCCGCGCGAAGATCGACGACTGGTCATCGCGCCCGTCAGCCGAATTGCACGTCGAAGACGCTGCCTGGGCCGATTGAGGGGTTGACGCATCGGCGGCTTCCTTTTAGGCGCCTCCAACCACGCAGGCCCCTTCGTCTAGCGGTTAGGACGCGGCCCTTTCACGGCTGAAGCACGGGTTCGATTCCCGTAGGGGTCACCAACGGCAGAATTTAGCCGTTTTTTGGTAGTCGCGATTTGGTATTTGCCCCCGTGATTTGAATGTTTTTGCCCCCGATCATGATTGACCGCCAGCCGATCACATTCGCGGAAGCGTCGATCGCGCGAAGTGACTTCCATGAAGGCGGCGCATTGAATTTATATCATCCAACTCCACATTGAACCGTACGCGCAAACGAACGTTGACGACCTGATTGCATGGATTGTGGAATCAGAATTGGACGTATATGGACCGGTACACCATCGAGGTGAAATTGCGATTGAACGGGTTCACCCATTCTTAATCGCTTTTATGGCATGATGGACGAATTAGGGATTTGGAGAAGACGATGCCAAAGAATCCGCGCATGCGGAATGGAATCTTGAGCCGGCCATCTTGCTTGATGGCAACGGTACAGATTTGCGAGGGCATCATCTGACCATCAAGGTTTCCGGACGGGTAGGAGGTAAAACCGCCGGATATGTCGTGAAGGCCGCCACTCTCGCGACAATTGTAGGGGCAACCACACCGGGCATCTGAAAAGATGCCCGGGTAGAGAGAAGAGAGAATTATTATGCAGACGCATGGAACCGGAGTGGAAACTCGCGATACCGTCCGCATGTACCCTAACAACAGCTTGAAAGAGCCGGTTAGCGAGTATCGTAACAACGTCGCCGAGGTCGTGAAGAGCACCTTCGCTAAGTAAACAATCGGTGTAACAATCAAGGCCCCTCACCGCCAGGTGGGGGGCCTTGGTCTGTTTAAGGACATATTTTTTGGTCGCCAATATTCTACGCGAACTCGAAGACGAGTCGCACTTTGTCGCATTTGTAGGCGACCATTTTAGAAACACTCAGCAGTTTGGCGACCTACTTTCGTGTGAGGTAACAGTCGACGACGAGCGCCTGAAGTGGGCCCATAAAGAGTACCAGCAAGGTGTCAGGGAGTTTTCGATTCGCCTCGCATCGGGGGACCCCGACCATTACAAACGCAGTGGCGCGTTGCTCCGAGCCCTTTATCGAATTAAGCCAATAGTTGCAGTGGAGTTTGATCCTCTTATCGAAGAGTTTGATACGCTTTCCACGCCTATCGGCACCTCGCACTCCGACAGTCAGTATGCCCTTTCGCTTGGACGCACGTTCAGTACGTACCATAACGAATTGCTCGCATTCGCGATTGCCTACAATATTTGCCGTATGTACGAGGCTAATCCGGTAGATGTAACCGATGCCTACATCCACACAATGTGCGTTTACCTGTCATCGAGCGACAATTTGTCTGCCGACTCTCTTTACATGATATTCAAGAGCCTAATGGCATCATAAATTGCCGTTTCAGGCTCGTTTAGCTGGCTATTATTGCGGAGGTGCAGTCCCTTTGACTGACACCTTCACAATATCGCCTCCCAAGCAGGATATTTTTGCGAACCAGCACGCTGCCCCAATTTATTCTCGGCCTCCCTCTTGCGCGTCCTTCACGTAGCTAAGCTGTCAGTTGCCGGTTGGCTATCTGGCCTCCGCTAGAGGTGTGGCCCTACTTCAGGGCCGGCTAAGCCGCCTCGTCGAATGCTTCGACAAACTCCATAATATAGAGCTTCACGAGCCGGTCTCCGCGATAGCCCGGCTTTGCAAACACCCTAATCCGGGCCTTGCGACTGGCTGCCTGAGTGTACGGGTTTTCATCTTGGCTGAAAATCGGATCCTGAACGTCTGAATCCAAAAAGCCGCTCCGTTCGGGATGCTCGATACTGAGCTTGCGATTGTGAAACGTGAAGCCGTCAACGCGAAGTATCATCTCCTGCATTGGCCGAATGTCGAGCTTATCACCGGCTTTGATTTTATCAGCTGTAGGGGTGCTGATATCGACGTTTCGCCCCCCCGCAATGATACGCATCTGCGTTACCGAGCTCCCAACCGGAGCAACTGCCTGCGCGGCGGCTGGCTGTGAGCGCTCGATCAAGGTCTCGAGCATTGCGCGCCACTCACGGTTCTCTTGCATATGGCGTTCTAGATCTCGCTCCCGCGACAAATCCGCCCGATCGCGAGCTTCGTGCGCTTGCCGATTTAGCTCAAGCATGGCGTCGAGATACTGCTGCGCATCTTCCTTTTCGCCACCATGGTAGGCGATAACCGCTTTGAGCCAGTTCCATATTAGATCCGGGCCGGCAGTTTGGAGAACTTGCCAACCCAGCGGCAGGAGGCCCGCTGCATCTTGCAAAATTGCGGGTACCTCGACTGAACCAGCAATTGGCTCGCGCGCCTTCATGACGAAGCTCGCTCGCTCTCCTCGCTTTGGTAAACGCTGCGCCGAGAGGGTCACCACCACATCGGAGACAAGCTTGTCGACGCCGATTAGGGAGGTGCCGAGTTGACGCATGTCGATCGAATGATCCCCGGCGTCTCCCCCGAGATAGATAACTTTGAATTCCGAATCGGCCACGAAACATTCCCCCGTGGGGAAGGTATTCAGGGCGAACTCTTAACGTCAAACGTTCGGGCATTCATCGAACGCCAGTTTGATCGAGTTTGAAGGTAATTGGCGTAATCTTACCGCCGGTCATCCGATCAGCAGCCCCCCGCGCAACCATCAGCGCCCTCGCCCGCTTGCTGTAATGACGCACCATCTCCGGAGACATGCCGAGAATTTCCCCGATCTCGCTATCGTTGATGCCGCACTCGACCAGATAGCAGCACGCGTTCTTGCGCAGGCCGTGGAACGAGAAGCTGGCGTCTTCGAGGATCATCTCGCGCGCGATCAGATCCGCGATCACCTCCTGCACAGCCGGCTCCGACATCAGCTTGCGCAGCCGCTCCTGGATGGCGGCCGTCGTCTTGAACGGCGCGCCCGAGCGCTCGTAGAGCAGGGTCACCGACCGGCGCGGCAACTTGGCAAGTTCCTCCAGCCAGAACGGATGCATGGGCACGGCGACGTCCTTCGTCATGCCGCCCTTGCGCTTCTTCACCTGCGTGAACTCCATGATGCCGGCGGTGATCCAGCCGTACTGCATCCGCACGCAGTCGCTGACGCGCTGCCCAGAGCAAAGCCCGGTGACGATCGCGAGGCGCGTCATGGGCGTGGCTTCGGCGAGGCACACCGCCAACAGGTCGGCTGGCCACGGCTCGTGCTCACCGATCGCGAGGATTGGGATCTTGTCGCACGGGTTGTCGTCACGCAGCCCCAGCTTGATCGCGTGGCGCATCAGCGATCCGAAGGCGCTGAGCCATACGTTCGCCTTGCCGGGAGTGTCGGCATACTCGTCGCGCATCTTGAACAAGCTGACCGGCCGGACGCCTGCTACGGTACGGTGACCGTGCACGGTGGCGATCAACTGAAGGTAGCGTCCTTGATTCTCGCGCGTCTTGAGCCCCTTCGCCTTCCACTCCGGGCTGGCGCGATAGTCGGCGACCAGCCAACCGAGGGTGCCGCGTGCAGGCCCGACAATCACCGTCTCGGGCTTGGACAGGCGAGCGTACTCCGCGGCGAAGTCGGGACTGTCGACGGCCGGCAGGCGGATGTACACGTCCTTCCCAGCAATCTTTCGCCGAAAATACAGCAGCCCTGCGCGTTCGGTGACGTTCTTCACCGCAAGTCGTCCCACGAGCTATCTCCATCGCCGTTGGCAACAGGCTGGGCGATAGCGAACTGCTTGGCAATGATCCTGTCCAGCTGGACGCGTGCCCAGAGAACGTTCGCACCCTCCTTCACGCCGATCGCGCCGAAGCGCGTGGCGAAAGTCGACTTCGATATGCCCATGTAGATCGCAGCGACATCGGCCGTCATGCGGGCCGGCCAGTCGGGCAGCTTTTCCAGGCGCGCGAGGTTCATGCTGCCCTCTCGTGCGGGAAATAGCCCATCTTACGAAGCTCGATGTTCGCGAAGGTGATCGCACGCCGGTTGCAGTACGGCGTGCGCTGCTGCCACCAGAGCATCGCCTCCAGCGCGGCCGCATAGCTTTCCCAATGGAGATACGGCAGGACGCGGGCAGTCGTCGTGTCGTGCATGTCGACCAGCGCCCATAGCTCGGCCATCGACCGGCCAAAGAACCGTTCGCCGTATTCGCTGACGATCGCTTGGCGCGCGTTGTCGCGGCGCTTCGTCGCGCCGGACAAGACGGCAGTCAGGTCGGCGACCTTCTCCTCGTCGGTCGCGCCCTTGATCGGTGGGAGCTCGATGCGCGCGTAATGTGCCCAGTCGATGGCGATGGCGGTCGAGATTCGCAGGCGGGTGGCGGCGTCTTCGGCGGATAGCTTGCCGGCCGCGACTAGCGCGGGATCGCCTTCCGCCCGATTTTTGCGGACGTCGTCGGCGACGATCGCCATCTCGGCATCAGCGTAGAGGAAGCGAGGGCGTTCACTCGTCATAGGGGATCGAATCCAATGAGGATGCGCAGGGTCATGAATGCAGGCCATTCCATTCGGCCTGCCTCGCGGTCTTCGTCGCGGTAGCGCTGGATGAGTGTGGCGTGATGCGAGGAAGCTATGCGCCCGGCCTCTCTCGCCTCTGGCGTGCCGCGCGTGCCGTTGCGGGTGATGCGCGCTACCATTCCTAGCGGGGTGAGCACCCGGCCGCGCTTGGTGGCACGGTTGTTCCAGTCCGCGTTATGGGCCGGGTTACAGAACAGCTGATTGGCCACCTTCGGCTCGAAGGGCTTCCTGCACTCGGGGCACTCGCGCAACGGCCAACCGCCCGCCTGCTGACCCGGCAAGCGGTTGTGGCCCATCTGAGAGCAGCCTTGTAACAAGGGTGCTTCAGGCGCGGAATTCATGCAGCAGCCCTACCTGCGATTTCGTCCGCGTCGTCCAGTAGAGCGTCGACGAGATCGTCATCGGCCAGCGTCGCCAGTAGCTGCCGCGCGAGCGCCGTCACGGTCACCTGTCTACGAATGGCATGCGGCCGAAGGGCGCGCAGGACGTCGTTGTCGATTGCGACCGTGTTCCACGGCGGAAGCTCTACTTCGCGACGCTGTGTCCTGCCCTGTCGGTTGGCACTGGCTTCTAGGGCGGTGACGGTATTCGACTCGATGCCGATCCGGGCCGCAATAGTCGAGGTCGACAAGCCTTCCGCTCTCATAGCGAGCACGGCAGCCGTTCGGGACGGGTAGCCGAGGCAAAATTTGGGAGCGCCCATTATGCCCACCCCTCGATAAAGCGGCTTGCAGCGGCGAGCAGGTCGCCGATGGCCTCGCGGCGTTCGGGTTCGAGGTCGTCGGCCTCCAATTCGATCGAGCAGACCGACTGGAGCGCGTCCGTCAGGTTCTCGGCGATCTCGCGGTTACGCAGGTTGAACGCGAGATCCATCTCGCCACGACTGACCTCGACGAGATCCGTGACGGCCGCGCTGGCGGAAGCCGCGGCGGCGATGATCAGACCGGACGCTTCGGTCACACCAGTGAGAAGCTCGCCCATCAGCGTGCCTCCCGATCGAACTTGCTAACGGCGAAGCCGAGCCAGAACGGTCCGACCATGAAGGCAATCCCGCGGGTGTCACCAGTGATAAGCTCAGCCCCGATCGCGAAGAATGTCGGCGCGAACCCGAGCACGATGCCGCCAGCATGGTTGTGGGTCGCGCGGAAGAACGTGCGCACCGACCACTTGACCTGTGCGTCCATGCTCACGACGACATGCCTCGGCGATTTGCCACCGGCGTTGCGGGCAGCCTCGCGGACGATTGCGGCCAGCCATACTTGGCCATCCTCGTGCATCTCGTCCCATTCGCAGGCGGCGTAGGTGTGGATGACCGGAGGGCTGTCAACGACCTGTCGCGCAGTCTCCATCTCTGCGATCGTTGGGTGGACGAAAGGCGACATCAGCCCTGCCCTCCCGTCTTCGTGCTATCGGGTAAGATATGCTTGCGGTCGATCAGCTGCGCATACCGAAGCAAGAATGCCTCGCGTGCCTCAACCGGCGACCACAACCGGAAGTTGACGATGCGCTCGTCGCCGAAGCCCTCTGACGTCGTCCAACGGTCCGGGTGCTGCGGCATCAGTTCGGCCTGCTCGGCATGGAGCATCAGCAAATCCGCCTGCTTCACTTCCGGCACGTTCCAGTCACCAGTGGCGAACCGATCCATGACCGCGGCCTCGACGTTCCGCTCGATAGCCTTGTATTCGGGTAGGATCGATTTGAGTGGGCGCGTGACATCGCCGATGAAGGCCTCGGCTGCGTCGTGCATTAGCGCGCGCAGCTGGAACTCAGGTGCGACCAGGCGGCTGGTATGCCAGCTATGCTCGGCAACCGAATAGAACTGGCGACACTGGCCGGCGAAGCGGCACGTCATCGACAGGCCGTGCGCGATGTCCTCGATCGTGAAGGGGCTATTCGCCGGGTCGAGCAGGTCGAAGTACGTGCCGCTCTGGAGGAGGATCGTCGGCCCTACGGCCGTCTTGATACGGGTGTCGGACATTATGCCTCTCCCTGGTAAGCGGTAGCGGCAGCGCGCCAGACGGAAGCGCGTGCGGGCGGCATGTCGACAAGGCGATCATCTGGGCACGCGGTAGCGATTGCGTGCGTGCCGGCCTGCGCGAACGGCTTGAGCGCCGCGTGCGCTTTCTCCAGCTGGTCGACCGTTGCGAGCAGCGTGAGGCGTTCGGTCGCCTGATATGGCAGCGTGGCAAGCAACGTCCGAGCGTCGGCAATCAGCTGGGGGATGTCCTGCGCCATCAGCTTTCCCCCGCACGCGAGAGCGTGAGGATCGGGCGGATCTCATCCTGCTCGGTGAAGTCGAGGATCCAGCCGCGCTGATAGCCGTGCTCGCGCGCCCATTCGGCGAACACGGTGTTCAGTCGGCGCGCCAGATCGGCAACGTGCGTCTCATCCCAATGGTGCGGGCCACCCTCGCCGTCCTCGCCGTAGTTCGCCTCGTTCGCGTCATCGAACGCGAGCGTCACCGGCGTTGCTTCCTTGTCGAAGATATCGAGCTTGTTATCGGTCGGCGCGCCCAGACCGATCCAGAACGTGTCGCCCTTCGCGAAGGCCCGGCCCCGGTCGATCGCCTCTTCGCGGGTAAGGCAACCGCCAAACCAATATTCGCTGTCGAGCTCGCTGGCGTAGTACCAGCGCCCATGCCGCGCAGGCTTGATGATGGTGAAGCCATCCGCCGGGGCGTGACAAAGCCCGATGCTGGCGCGGGCAGTGTTGATGTCGATTACGCGCGCTCCGGGTAAGTGCTTGCCGATTGAGGCCTCGCTTTCCGTAGTCAGGACTAAACTGCCGTCCCTTACCTCAAGCTCCCGGCTGCACCGCGACGGCGGATACCAGTCGTCGACTATTGCCGAGCACCCGTACTGCTTCTGGAATGCCTGGGCATTGACCGTCTTACCAGTTGCCTGATGGCCTCGGATCACGGTGATCGTCATCGCAGGTTCCCCGCGAATGCGGCGACCAAGACGCCGAAGACGATCCAGCCGAAAATTACGACAGCGGTGCCGGCGGTGAGGAATTGAAACCGGCGATCGTCGGCCGTCTGATCGGGGTGTTCCCGAAGCGGCATATCCTCGCGCGCGGCCGCGTCGATCACGCGCCAGCGCTGCACTCGGTCGGACAGATCTGCCGTCGTGGGCTTATCTGCCAGTAGCACGGTGCCGGAGTCACCAAACAGGCGAGCGCCTACGAGGTCCCGAAGCGTGCGGGGGATCGGGCGCGACGCGATCGCTGGCTGATAGCCAAGAGAGGATAGGAATTGATCGAAGGAGCAAGGCCGCTCGATCCGGCGGGTTGTGGTGTCGGTGCGCATTCGCAACTCCCATCGGGCGGGGTGCCCTGATGGATGCTGTATCTGCCATTACGGCATATCCGGTCAACGATTATTATGCCGTATCGGCATTTACAGCTTTTGCGTATTGATCACGTTCCGCGTTTGTTCCATTTTCACCCAGCGTCAGGAGGCAAAAATTGGGCGACTCGTTGAACAAGAAAATGGTGAGTTGGTATCGGGCGACGTGCTTTGGGCGACCGATCGGACCGTGGCGAAAGAGCGTCCGCACCGCACGCGAGGATCTGATTGCGGAAGGGCTAGGGTCACACGACGAGTACGGATGCTTTTTCGTTACGGTCCCTGGCGGGATGGATCGGCAATCCGAATGGATGCCGTATGACGAGGCGGTAGCTCTAACGACGTCGGTAAAGCGCGGTCACACGGCCCATCACAGTGAAAGCCTGCCCATCGCCAATCTGGATAGGTCGATGAGACTTGTTCGTCGACCTCGGAACTAATCGGGCCGGATCATTTTCGAATTGCTTGAATGTTGTCTCACCGGCCTCATTGAGAATAACGAATAGATGACCGGGATAGAGGGCCTTGTCATCAGGATCAACGACAACCATGCCGCCCTCTTCAATCTCCAAGTCCATGGAATCGCCCTGCACAACCAGAACAACGCCGTTTTGCGGCGCTGTTGATGCTGCAAGAGGCAAGTGACCGGAAGGCTGCTGGATAGCTTCCTTCCAACTACCTGCTGCTACTTGGCCGATTATGGGGAGCATGCGAACCGCCTCCCCGCCCAGTTCGACCGCAGGGGCTCCCCCGAGTAGCCAAGCCCGCGTCTTTACCATCTCACTATGCTTGAACGGGCGCTTGCCCGTCAGACGCTTCGAAACAGCGCTAGGATCGATCCCTAGCAGGTTAGCCAGATCGCTCTGGTCATATCCCTTAGCTCGCATAAGCTCGCGAATTTCGGCAATTTCCATACCCCATGCATCAAGAGCATGTCTGCCATTATGGCAAATGCCATTACGGCATAATAATCCTTGCGCCCTATCTGCCGTTTCGGCATATCCACCGACATGGATCGATTTGCAAACCTCGTTATCGATACGCTCGGCGGCACCACCGCAGTTGCCAACAAAGCGCACACAGGCGTGTCGACTGTTCACAACTGGCGGAAGAATGGTCTGTCGGCTTCCCGACTGGATCATCTGCGTCGCATAGCTCAAGACGAAGGGTCCTCTGACAAGGTCTCTGAGATCGCTGCTCAATGCGGCGTCGATTTGCCAATTATGAGCGCTAGCGGCTGCACGTCACCGGAAAATACCGGTCGCGTTTTCCGCCGTGAGGGCTTGTGATGCCGAAGGGTGCGGCAGCCGGTCGGATGCTCAAGGAAGCATTTCACGATCTGATCGACGAGATCCGTCCGCTGAAGGTAGCGGCTGCGGAGTGTCGCGTCGGTGTCACAACGCTTCATCGCTATGCTTCGCTCGATAGCGAAGACGGCGAATGCCACGCGGCGATCGACGTCGTCGCTGCAATGGAACGGGTCGCAGGCGTGCCTGTCGTGACCCGAAAACTGTGTGAATTGTCGAACGGCATGTTCATGCCGCTACCGAACATCAGCGCTTTGCCGGGCGATCTCCTCAATCTGCTTGCCGCACAGGCAAAGGAGTCGGGGGAACTGACCGCGGCGATCTGCGCGGCCGTTGCCGATGGCAAGGTCGATCCCGGCGAAGGCGCCGCGATCACACGCGAAATCGACCACCTTATCGCCGTCGCTGCCGCGATGCGCGCAACCGTTCAATCTCTTGTGAGGGGCGACCAATGAAGACGAAGCAGCTTCTCCGCCTGGGTGTATGCGTGCCGAATGAAGGCGCACGCCGTCTGGCGCAATGGATAACGAGTCAGCCAGTTGGCACGCTCAGCAAGCTGATGCGTCGGACCGGCTTGGGTCAAGTCGCCATGGATCGTCTCATGTCGGAGGACATCACGCCCGCTGATGAGATAGGCTATCAGATCTATGCCTTCACCGGCTGCGCGGTTTCGGCCGGCGACTGGGACAGTAAGCCGAAGGGCGGCTGGTTCGACATCGTCAACCTGCGCGAGCCCCTGCGGAGGGCCGCGTGATCCCCATGGCGACTATGCAGCTACTTGCCGATCATGACGAAGCGCCGGGAATTGTTGCCAGCCCCGCGCGGATTGACGCGTGGATGGAGGTCGCCAAGAAAGGCGACGTATTCCTGTATGCGACGCGGTCCTGCCTGCCGGTGAATTCCGCAGGCGCGAAGCATATGCGCGCGCTCGCCGATCGTGGTTTGGTTGTTCTGACGCAGCCACGTTCGACGCTCGACCCAACCGTCTTCAACTACCGCGCGCACCGTACCGACCAACTGACCGCTTTGACGCGCCCTCGCCGCCCGGTGCTGGTAGCGCCGTCTGCCAATCTGGTCGACGGCGAGGCCGCGATCGTGGATGCGCTATTCCCCGTCATCGAGCGCTTCGCGCAGCACGGCCGCCCTTGCCCGACCGACAAGCAGTTGGCGAGCAAGGCGATGCTGACTGAGGCTGCGGTCAAGGATGGGCTCGAAGCGATGGTTGCGGCGCACCTGATCAAGGTGTTGGGCTGCGCAGCACCCACGTACCGTCGCATCGTCATCGTCTCGACCGGCGCGATCACGGGACTCGCCCGCGCGTGACGTTCGACCAGCTCATGGCGCGCGATCGGCGCATCGACGAGCTGGATCGTCTTGGTCGCGCGCGCACCCGTGCGCAGGATCACGAATTCGGCGCGCTGATGTCTGCGCGAGATCAATACTGGCGGCGTCTGCCCCGTGCGCTTGAAGCTGCACGCGCAAAGGCTGCTCAACTTGAAACCTATGCGCGCCAGCACAGGCTGGCGTTCGACAACGACCCACGAGGCTTTGTCTGATGGCGCCCCCAAAAATCAACTTGTCGCGCATGTATGACAGCCCCGGCCTCTTCGATCGTGCACGCAAGGTGCCACCCGCTGATGTGGTGCGAGCGCACGGCGGTAAGTTGCGACGCGCTGGACCTAAGCGGTCTCGCGGCGCCTGTCCGATTTGCGAAAGTACCGAAGCCTTCCTCGCGGACGAACAGGGACCCATTTGGCATTGCTTCTCGTGCGGTGAAACGGGTGACTCCGTAGCGCTCGAGATGGAGTTAGGAGGGCATCCTGATCGCACAGCGGCCGCACGCGTTTTGGCCGGCGAAGCTGACCGCGTCACCGCGCCCGCACGACGACAGCCTGGGCGCACCGAAGCCATACGCGACTACGTCGATAGCAGCATCGTCGCGGCACACATTGCGGCTTCAATGACTACGGCAACCGGTACGATCGTCGAGGCGTGGCTAACCAGTCGAGGTATCGACGTGACCAAAGTTCCAGAGCCGATCGGGCGGCTGAGTTTTATGGCTCGCTGCCCTGTCTCGCCTTGGCGTGTCGATCGGGGTGCCTTGGCTGTTCAGCATGCGCCGGCAATGGTTGCGCCTCTGCGCACCTCGCCCAACGGGCCCATCGTCGGTATCCACGCCACGTATCTGAGCCGTAACGGGCGTGCAAAAGCTGACCTCGGAACGCTACCAGATGGCAAGCCTCGTCCGACGCGGAAGATGTGGGGACAGGCTCGCCGGGCATGCTGTTTTCTTGGCGATATCGATGGCACCGGACCTATGGTGGTTGGCGAGGGCGTCGAGACTGTCCTTAGTTACGCAAGCGATGTGGGTCCATGTCGCCCGATTGCTGCGCTTAGCCTGGACAACCTGCAGGGGCGTGCCATCCGCGACGTGGAGGGCGTCGTTCCACTCTGGAACCTGCGTGCCGACCCAGATGCCGCGCCATTTGTAATTTCCGATGCTGGTGAGGTCCATCTTCTCATTGATGCCGACATGCGCCCGATCAAAATGCGGTGTCAGCAGGTACGGCGCGGCAAGCGCGATCTGTTCTCGATCGACGGGCTCCAGCGCTCGCAAATCTGTGCCACGCTAGCGGTTCAAGCCTGGCGGCGCGCTGGTGCGGGACCGGTTAGGCCTTTGCGTGCACCCGCGGGCATGGACTTCAACGACTTGGGCCGAGTCGCATGACCGGCGAAGAGGAACCGTTGTATCAACGGGCGCTGGTGCTCGTGCTTGAGCACCAGAAGGCCTCAACATCGTGGCTCCAGCGGCAACTAAGGATCGGATACAATTCCGCCGCGCGCTTTATCGAGCGTATGGAAACTGAAGGAGCGGTCGGCAGTCCAGATCATGTCGGTCGGCGCGAGGTTCTGCGGCCGCCTTCATCGGCCTTGCCGGGATCGAGTATCTCGCCCGCCTCGCCTTGGGATCGCAACAGTGGCCGCTACGATACGCCAAGCAGCGCCCCGCCCCCGTTAGAGGGGGAAGCGCCGCCCACGCCGGCCCGCGTCATCCTGCCCGAACCCGGCCCGACCGAGATTGACAGCGATTTTGGGCGGATCGCGGGCGAGCTGGTTGCAGCATTGGGCTTAGAAGGTGCTCGGCGCACCGTTCGCTCGGCAGCGGAGACGCAAGGCGTCGTCCAGCCGGCGAAATCGGCAGGGTCGAAGGCAAGTCATCTGGAGCAGATCGTCGAGCGGGCGGAAGGCCTGATGGCGCACCGCGAGATGGTGAACACCGAGATTCGCGATCTGTTCAAGTTCGCCAAGGACATCGGTCTTGATCCTCCATCGATCCGTGCGTGCATCAAGGCTCGCGAGATGGATCAGGACAAGCGGTTCGAGAGCGAAGCCACGCTTGCTGTCTACCGCCATGCCCTGGGCATCGAGGATCCTGATTTCGTCGTCGAGCTTCCACCGCCAGCAACGCCGCCACCTCCGAGGGAGCGCAAGCTGACGGCCAAGGAAAAAGCATACCAAGAGACCCTGGCATCCGTTGCGGCGAGCCGGGCCGTCCTGATCCAGTAGAGGAAAATGTAAGTGGGGGATGTTGTGAGCCGGGCCGTTCTGATGGTTACGGTTGATCCGCTGGCGCTCTGCTGGCGCGAACTATCAGACCTGGGCAATGCCGAGCGCCTAGTTGCGCATGCCGGCGGCAAGCTAGTGCATGTTCGGGAATGGGGCTGGGTCGCGCACGACGGCCGGCGCTGGTCGGCCGAAGACGGGCAGCGGTTGGCCATGCTGAAAACGCATGAGGTTGCCCGCGGCATTCGCGAGGAAATCGGCGCTCTGGCCGAAATACCCGACGACGATCTGAAGGGCCGGTTCGGCGAATGGTGCACGGCCGAACGGCGCCAAGATCGCGTGATCAACCTGCACAAGCATGCGGTGCAGACCGGGAACGCCAGTCGTGCAACGTCAATGCTCGCGCAGGCGGCGACGCTCGACGAACTCAACCGACGTATGGATGATTTCGATACCGATCTGCTTTGCATCAACGCTGCAAACCGAACGCTAAGGTTCCGCAAGAAACGGGATGCCGAGGCCGGCTCGCGATGGCACGTCGTAGACGCACCGCATGATCCGGCGGACCATCTCACCCGGGCAATGACCTGCGACTGGGATCCTGCTGCAACCGCACCGGAATGGGAAAAGCACCTTATAACAGTGCTGCCCGATCCGGAGGTACGTGCCTATTTTCAGCAGGTGCTGGGCTATGGATTGTCCGGTCTTACCGTCGAACAGTGCATGTTCATGCTTCAAGGCAAGGGTGGTGACGGCAAATCGACAACGATGAATGTCGTTCGCGAGCTGATGGGCGGATACGGTGTTGCAGCTGACGTGCAGACGTTCATGGCTGCGGGGCAGCGTTCCGGCGCTGACGCAACGCCAGACCTCGTCCGCCTTGCTGGAGACACCCGCTTGGTCTGTACGCAAGAGCCCAAGCGCGGGTCTGCTGTCGACGAGCAGCGCATTAAGCAATTCACCGGAGGCTCGCCTATCCAAGCCCGAGCCAACTACGGGGATGCGTTCGAATTCAAAGCCCGCGGCAAACTGTTCATGGAGTGCAATAGCAGGCCACGCATATCTGGGGACGACGACGGGATCTGGCGGCGCATCGTGATCATCCTGTTCCCTCACCAGTTCAAGGGGACCGCGATCGATAAGGGGGTCGAGAACCGATTGCTCGGCGAAGGCCCTGGCATCCTCAACTGGCTGCTGGAAGGTTTGCGGCAATGGTTGGAAGCTGGCCGTCTAATTCAGCCTAAGGCTGTGGCAGAAGCGGTCGAGGAGTATCGCCGTTCGGCAAACCCTCTCGGCGAGTGGATGGCGGCGCACGTCGACCTATCAGACCCAGTGGTCCTGACCTCTTCGAGCGTCCTCTACGCTGACTACAAGGCGTGGTGCGAAGCCGAGGGTGTCAGCGATCGCGAGATGCTGAATAGTACAGGCTTCGGTCGGGCTCTTGGGGATCGTCAGATCCTGCTGGGTCCGAAGGACAGCAAGGGCCTCAAACGCCGTCGCGGCGCGCGTCTGCGGGCTGCCAGCGATATGGTCACGGCCGTTCCGGATAGGGTAACGGAGCCATCGGTGCCGCGCACGGTAGCGATCGGTGACGCTTGGGACGACGATGACGGGATGCCGCTGTGACGTCCTGCTGGTATAGCGCTCCACGTCGCGAACGGACAGTTAACGGACAGTTGGTCGGAACTATCCGTACTTTCAAAGGCGATAAGGCAGTGATGCAGCAGGCATGGTGCAAGTCAAGGCGGTGTGGCTGATTATCCGGACAAACTAACTGTCCGTCTGTCCGTTGACTGTCCGTTGCGAAAACCGGCCTGAAAGCTGGGGTTACGGACGGTACGGATAGTACGGACAGCTTTGGCAACACCTTTCCATATGTGCGCATGTGCATGCGCGACAATCCATCAACTGTCCTACTGTCCGTAAATAGAGATGAAGATAAAATGATAAAAGAATCCTTCCTTACCTTTGACGACGTGCAGGACCGCTTGGTCGAGGCGATGCTGACGTGCTGGCGCTATCCAGACCGCGAGCGCGGGTGGCAGGCATTGCGCTGTGCATGGCCAGAGATCAGCCGCGAGTTACAAGCCGGCGACTATGACGCACGTGGTGGCGACGGGACCAGTGCCGACGTCGCTCTTCGTCCAGCGTCGCAAACGCGTGAGGATATCGCGGAGATGGAAGAGGCGTTCGGCTGGCTTGATGCCGTCGCGGCTGATGATCGCAAGCTGATCGGGCTGGCCATTTGCGAGTTGGCACGCGGCAAGCGCGAGGTCTCATGGTCGCGGCTAAAGACTGCAATGGGTATCGAGCGCGGCTCGGATGGCCTGCGGATGCGCTACGGTCGCGCCATCACGTCGATCTGCAATGCTAGGAATGGCGAAAATCCTAGCCGCAGCGTGTCAAGCCGGTGAAAGTGTGGTGACTGTAATTATTCTTGTTCGTCTATGAGACCAAATCAGCCTATTTATTGACACGCTGGGTTGGGCCTTCGGGTTCGATGCATCCTCTCCCCCACCTCGAAGGGCGGCGCGACTTCGGTCTCGCCGCCCTTCGCCGTTTAGGCTCACGCGCATGGGACGACTGAAGAGTCTGCCCTCGCGCCTGTCCGCGCCTGCTTCCCGGCTCACCTATCTGCCCGGTGATCGTCAGGCGTTCGATCGGGATCGGGATCAGCAGGGCTGGCGCAAATGGTACAAGACGGCACGGTGGCAAAAGCTGCGCATGTCGGTGCTCGTCCGCGATTTGTTCACCTGTCAAAAGTGCGGGCGGATCGAGGGCGACACGTCGCAGCTGGTTGCGGATCACAAGCAACCGCATCGCGGGGTCGAGGCGCTGTTCTGGGACATCCTCAATCTCTGGACCCTCTGCAAGCCGTGTCACGATAGCTGGAAGCAGAGGCAGGAACGACGCGGCCTCGGGTGACCGGGGGGGGGCGAAACCTCACAAGGGCGTCGGCCCCTAGACCGCTAACGTTCTCACGCGGAGATTTTATTTCGTCATGGCTGAAATTTCGGGGGTCGATCTCTTCGGTGACCCGATCCAGCCGGACCGGGAGACCCGTGGAAGGCCGGAGCATTCGTGGTCGCTCGCGAACTCCAACAAGGTTCTGATCGCGTTCGCACGCGGTCTGAGCGTCAAGGATGCGGCAGTGGCGATTGGGGTTTCGGTCCCGACGCTGCGCAAACATTATTTTGCCGAGGTCGGGAAGCGGCAGGCGGCGCGAGTCCGCATGGAGATCGCGCTGCTTGCTCGCCTCAACGACGCGGCATCGGGCGGCAACGTCGCTGCCGAGAAGGAATTGTTCAAGCGGATGGACAAGGCGGCGCTTGCCGAATTGGCCGAACGCGTGGCGGATCGCGGCAACGCGAAGCCGTCGGCACAACCTAAGCTTGGCAAAAAGGCGTCGGCGAAGGCCGCGGCGGGACAGGTCACGGGCAAGTTCGCTCCCCCGCCCCAGCCGAAGCTACTCAATTGACACCGGTCTGGTCGACCGCCTGCCGTGATTGGGAAGAGCGGATCGTTGAGCGCCGATCGCTGATACCGTTCGACCCGCTGTTTCCCGACGAGGCCGCTGCCGCCCTGGCGGTGTTCAAGTCGCTGCATATCGTCGACCTGCCCGGCGCGCCGACGTTCGGCGATGCGTGCGACCAATGGGTGTTCGACTTCGTGTCGGCCATCTTTGGCGCGTACGACCATCAATCCGCGCGCCGGCTGATCCGCAAGTTCCTCCTGCTGATCAGTAAGAAGAATTCGAAGTCGACGATTGCCGCGGGGATCATGGTCACCGCACTGATCCGCAACTGGCGGTTCAACGCCGAACTGCTGATCCTCGCGCCGACGATCGAAGTCGCAGGCAACAGCTTCGATCCCGCTGCCGGCATGGTCCGCCATGATCCGGAACTCGACGCGCTGCTCGACGTCATCGACCACCAGCGACTGATCAAGCATCGGACCACCGGCGCCGAGTTGAAGGTCGTGGCGGCGAACAAGGACGTCGTCAGCGGCACCAAGGCGGCGTTCGTGCTGGTCGACGAGCTTTGGCTGTTCGGCAAGCGTGCAAACGCCAAGGCGATGCTGCGGGAGGCGACGGGCGGACTGTCGTCGGCTCGCGAAGGCTTCGTCGTCTACCTGACGACGCATAGCGACGAAGAACCTCGGGGCGTCTTCAAGGACGAACTCGACCATTTTCGCGGCGTCCGCGATGGCACGATCAATGATCCGGCCAGCCTGGGCGTCCTGTACGAATTCCCCCCGGCGATGCTGGAGCGGGATGACTTCCTCAAACCGGCGAACTTCTACGTCACGAACCCGAACATGGGCCGGTCGGTTCATGAGGATTGGATCGAAAACGAGCTTGCGCAGGAGCAGCGCGGCGCGGGCGAAGGGTTGCAGATCTTCCTAGCGAAGCATCTCAACGTGGAGATCGGCACCCGGCTTAGTCGGGACCGCTGGACAGGCGCCGAGTTTTGGGACGGTGCTATCGACCGCACGCTGACCGTCGTCGAACTGATACGTCGCTGCGAAGTGATCGTCGCCGGTGTCGATGGCGGTGGCCTGGACGATCTGCTCGGGCTTTGTCTGATCGGGCGTGAGAAAGGCTCGAAGCGCTGGCTTGTGTGGTGCCACGCTTGGGCGTGGTCGATCGTTTGGGAACGTCGCAAGGACATCGCGACGAAGCTCGATGAATTGGTCGCTGAGGGTTCGCTGACAAAGTGCAAGATGATCGGGCACAACGGCGGTCCGTCTATCGAGGACGATGACGAGGCCGAGGAACTGACCGAGGATATCCGCGGTGTCGTGGATATCCTCGTGCAGGTCCGTGACGCAGGTCTCTTCCCAGAGAAAGAGGCGATTGGCCTCGATCCTGTTGGCGTCACCGCGATCGTCGACGAGTTGGCGACCAAGGATTTCACGGACGGGCAATTCTCAGCGATCGGACAAGGCTTCAAGCTGTCCAGCGCTGTGAAGGGGTCCGCCCGCAAGCTCGCAGCGCGCACCATGCGGCATGACGGCTCGGCGCTCATGAAGTGGTGCGTCGGCAACGCGAAGATGGAGCCGCGCGGCACTAGCGCAGTCGCCATCGTCAAGGCGTCCGCCAGTGCAAAAATCGATCCGCTCGCCGCGCTGTTCAACGCGGTGATGTTGATGACCAGAAACCCAGAGGCCGCAGGCGGCTTCGTCTACGAAGAAAGGGGCATGTTGATACTATGATACCTCTTTTAGACGAGCATGCCTCCGGACTTGTGGGCTCTGATCCTGCCCCAAGCTACATGGCTATGGGCTCAGCAACCGGGCGCCCTGCCCCGTCCAACGTGACGGACGGCCGCTTCTTCGGT